AAGAAACACATCACTGTCCATTGGCCCGACAACGTCGTAATCACTGGCGAATACCCGGGCGACACAGAATGCGAGAGGTCATACTACAAATGTAACGAGTGTGGTAACAAGTTGCCGCACGCAGACAAAATGGATTGGTTATCGAAGGCGAAGTGGGTACCCGCCGCAACTAACATCAAGGGGCACCGTTCGTTCCACATCAATCAGATGTTCAGTACGACGGTCAGTCCTTCCGAGATGGTCAACGCATATCACAAGTCACAGATGAGTGACTTGGCGGCAATCGAGTTTAAGAATCAGAAGATGGGAGAGCCCCATATCAACGAAGGGGCTCGACTGTCGGACAGTATCATAAACACATGCCTTGATAAAAGTAAACGACTGGGGGAGGACCGCCCCGAGGATTCATCTCGTATGATTTGCATGGGGATCGACGTTGGTACATTCCTCGATTGCTGGATCGCAGAGTACACCTACGATCGAGATCCCGGCAACATGCCATACGAGAATTCTCGTTCCCGATTACTCCAAGCAATTCGGGTACCTCAAGAGGATTGGAATCAGCTTGGTAACCTAATGCGTGAATGGCAAGTTCGTCACGCGTGCATCGACTTCCAGCCCGACACTGTGAACGCTCGTCGCTTCTGTCGATCGTTCAAGGGATTCGCTTCGATGGTAGCCTATCGACGCGGAACGGTTGGTAACGAGATTAAAGAGACCAAGGACGAGCAGGGAGTCTCCTGCTTGACCGTGGATCGTACCGTGTTCCTTGATATGGCTCTCGGTCGATTCCACAAAGGAAAGACAAGTATCCCATCTTCCACGCCCGGAATCTTGAAAGAGCATTTGAAGGCTCCGATCCGGACATACGAGATGGATGAACTAGGACTGCCGCGTGGCGTATACAAGTCGATTGCTGACGACCACTTCGCCCACGCCGCTGCCTACTGCGAGATCGCACACTTTAGATCGTACTGCCAATCGACGGGTAGGGCGATTAAACCCGGAGAGAATCTGTAGATGACTAAACCACCTTTCAGTATTAGCACTGTTCGACACCCGCTATACCTCCGCAATGCACTCGACTGGCAGTTCTGGCGGGATACCTTCGAGGGTGGTCAGTATTACCGGGACCATTACTTGGTCCGGTTCGATGAGCGTGAGACTCGTGAAGAGTTCCTCGCCCGTCGCGACTTGACTCCAATCCCGACGTTCGCAAAGGCCGCTATCCTTGACGTCCGTAACAACATCTACCAACGTCTCGTAGGAGTCTCCCGCGTAGGAGGTTCGCAAGACTACCAGAATGCCGTACGCGGTAAGGTGGGTGGAGTAGACGGTCAAGGGTCTACGATGGACTCCTTCATCGGTAAAGACATTCTCACCGAACTTCTTCTCATGGGTCAAGTCGGTTGCTACGTCGATGCAATGGCTCCCACTGGTCCTACTCTGGCTGACCAGACATTCCCTCCATACCTCACCTACTACCGCACCGAGGATATCCTATCCTACAGCTACTCCCCACGCGGTAAGGGTGGCGAGTTCCAAAGCGTACTGCTACGCGACTGGAACCTCACTATCGAAGATTCAATGGGCAGGGAAATCTACTTGCCTAATGGTACAGAGGAACGATTCCGACTCATCTGGAAGGATGACTTCGGAGTGGTCCGATACCGACTGTACGATAGCGAAAGCCAAGTCATCCGGCGACATGACTCCGACGAGAGCGGAGCCGTTGCCACTAACCTGTCCCGAGTCCCCTTTGTTATGTTCGACATTGGCGACTCGCTGATGAAAGACGTCGCATCCTATCAGAAGTCACTTCTGAATCTTTCCTCTAATGACGTCTACTACGCGATCAAATCCAACTCTCCATTCCTCACCATCCAGCGTGATGCGTTTGCAAGTGGTGACCATCTCAAGCAAGCTGATAGTGCTGATGGTGGTAATGGTCACAGTGAGGACGTTGGAGCAGGCAAGGGTCGATACTACGGGATCAATGAGGACCGTCCGGGTTTCATCTCACCCCCAACCGATCCGCTTAAAACGTCGATGGAACTTCAAGAGCGACTCGAAGATTCAATCCGGACGTTAATCAACTTGGCAGTTCAGAGCAAGGCCGGAAGTCGAACCGAGTCTGCCGAGAGTAAGAAGATCAGCCAAGGCGGACTCGAAGCAGGACTGTCGTTCATCGGACTGGAACTGGAAGCAGGTGAGAAGCTGATTGCCGATCTATGGGCCGAGTACGAGAACGTCAAGAATCCTAACCCTGCCACCATCCACTATCCGGATCGCTACACACTCAAGAGTGACACCGAGCGACTGGAAGAGGCACAGAAGCAGATCGAGTTGATCGAGAAGCTGCCAACCCAAGAGTTGAAGCGTACTGTCAGTAAGGGCATCGTGGACACGCTGCTTGGTGGACGAATGCAGCAGGACGATATCGACGCCATCCATCGCAAGATTGATAGCAACGATTACATCATGACCGATCCTCAGATGATCCTCGACGCCCACTCAGCAGGATTGGTTGACGACAAGACTGCATCCGAGGCACTTGGCTTCGACGCAGAGAAGGTTGTCGAGCAGGCGAAAGAGGATCGAGCCGAGCGAATCGCACTCACGTTGGAGGCACAGACTCCACGAGACGAGAGCGGCCAACCGGTTCAGCCGGAAGCACAGAGCGGAGAGGTCAAGAATCCCGCATCACGCGGAGCCCCCGAACTAGATACCAACCCCGATAGCGGTGCAGACGAGAAGGTAAAGGAACCTAAAACCAATGGCAATTAAGTATATCATCTACACCAGCGGTGAGACCCTATACGGTACTGACGAACTTGGCGGCGGATCTACCATTGGTATCACAGAGGATACCGGATTCTCCGGTCTCTACCCTGCCACAGAATCCAGTCCATTCGTCTACCTCCAAGCGGGAGGGTCACCCGATCCTGCTACGGACACATTGATTGGCGACGCCCGTGAGTTCTACTACGGGACCGTGGCGGAAGGCGACTTCTACCACATCCCCCGGATGCACTCGTGGGACTGGACGAACGCGACCACCTACGACAAGGTGCGTTCCTTGTACTCCGCTAAGAACCTAATGGACAAGTTCAACTACATCGGGGACAAGGTCGATGAGGCTCAAGGACTTGAGTTTCCCCGTACGCGTACCCTGTACGACGGGACCGTCTGCGAGATCGGAGGAACGTCCGGAATCCCAATGAACATCAAGACCGCCGCGTACCTGATTGGTGAGGCTCTCCTTGGTGGCAGAGATCCGGAAGCTGACTTCGAGGCTCAGAATGTCAAGGTCGAGACCTTCGGACCTGTCCGGACTGAATTCGCTACAGATAAAGGCCCGATGCAGCATATTGCTAACATGATCCCGAGCCCCGCCGCTTGGGCACTAATTCGTCCTTTTTTGAAAATTTCTACGAGTTTTAGCGTAAAAAAGGCTTGACGCGTACAAGTTAAGAATAGAGATCGGTACCGGACTGTTTCCGGGTTTTTCACGTACCAGACAAGATTCTGAGGAATTAAAATGGCTCAACGATTTGCATTGGCTAACCCCCGTTTCATCGCTCGTGACATGGAGGGTGCCGAAGGCGAAACCCCCAATCCTGAGCCAACTCCAACGCCGACACCAGAACCAGCATCCCCCGGGACGCCCCTGTTCACGCAAGACCAAGTCAACGACATTGTCGTCAAGCGTAACAAGAAGGTTCGCCAACAACTGGAAACCGCCGAGTCAACCGTAGAGAAGTTGCTTCAATCGCAGAACCTCTCGGTTCAAGAGCGTGCCGGTCTCGAAGGACAGTTGGAAGAGTTGCAAGGTCAACTCCGTACCAAAGAGCAGCAAGCCGCTTACGAAGCGAAGAAGCTGCAAGCCGAACACCAAGCTCGATTGGAACAGACCAATGAGCAACTGAATCACTATAAGGGTCTCTTCGAGACTCAAACCCGAGACAACGCAATCATGGCTGCTGCAAGCAAGCATGACGCGTACAACCCTCAACAGTTCACCGAACTTCTAGGATCACGCACAAAGATCGTGGACGAGGTGAATGAGCAAGGCGAGAAAACCGGTCGCCTTGTTCCACGTGTTGAGATGACTGTTAAAGCAGAGGACGGTACTGCTTCGGTAGTCTTACAGACACCAGAAGAAGCGATCGAAACCATGAAGAACGACGTTGCTCAATTCGGCAACTTGTTCAGAGGGAACGTCGCAAAGGGAATTGGCGAAGGATCTAACACATCGTTTGCTGGCAACTCACGCGTTGACGTCAGTCGTATGACCGACGAAGAATACTTCGCGAACCGAGACGCCATCCGCAAGCAATACGGTATCCGAGACCGACGCGACAATTTCTAAACCGCGAAAGCGGGACGCACCGGATTAGCCGGGAATTCGTTCTACTATATCCCCCTATCCATCTAAGGATACACCGAACTATGTTCAAATTGCAACTTGCTGCACCTCGTTTCGTCGCCAAAGCTAACGACAACGACGCATTGATCCCTGAGATTTGGAGCCGCGAAGCTCTGATGACTCTGATGAGCAATACCGTTATGGCATCGCTCGTCTACCGTGACTTCTCCGCAATGGTCGCAAGCCATGGCGACGTTGTCAACACGAGCCGCCCCGCTGACTTTAGCGGTAAGCGAAAGACCGACGCTGACAACGTGACCGATCAGGACGCGATCAGCCCGAACATTCCTGTGCCGTTGAATCAGCACTTCCACGTTTCGTACGTCATCAAGGACGGCGAGTTGAGCAAGGCACTTCCTGACTTGCTTGAGCGTTACATGGAGCCTGCCGCTCGTGAACTGGCTGAGAAGATCGACCAAGTTCTTTGTGGTCAAGCCGCTCGCCTGCTTGAGAACCAAGTTGGTCAGCCCGGAGCCGTTACCAGCTTGAACGTTGACGAACACATCTTGGACGCCGACGAGAAGCTGAACGACAACCGTTGCCCAAAGGCCGGTCGTCGATTGGTCATGAGCAGCCGATTCAATCGTGCCGCTCTTGGTGCTGAAATCGTTGTCGAAGCTGACAAGCGTGGCGACAGCGGAACTGCACTTCGCGAAGCATCCGTTGGACGAATCTACGGATTCGATTCCTTCATGGATCAAAACGTTGCACACGTGAACGCATCCGATGCGGACACAACTGCTAACACGCTGAACGGTGCATTGCTCGAAGGCACTACGACTGTCGAAGTTACTTCGATCGGCCCTGCCAATGGCGAATACATCGTCATCGACGGCTCGAACGCCGCTCACGAAGTTATCTCTGGTGGCGGATCGACTACTCTGGAAGTCACCCCCGCAGTGACGGCTGACGTTGCTGACGGTGCTGCTGTCACCGAGTACAACTCCTGCCTCATCAACACCGGTACGACCTACCCCGTTGGTTACGCCAAGGAAATCAACGTTGACGGCTTCGCCACTGACAAGCCACCACAAGTGGGTCAGATGGTTCAGATCCTATCGTACGTCTACACCGTTATCGCGGTTACCGACAACGGGACGGACGCCGACCTGTTGCTCGACCGTCCTCTGGACGAGCAAGTTGCGGACGGCGTTACAGTCCGCCCCGGTCCTGCTGGATCGGCTTCGTTGGCATTCGTTCGCAACGCAATCGCATTGGTCAGCCGACCTCTCGCAACCGTTGCTAACACGATGGGTGCCCGCAGTGCAGTTACTAGCTTCGACGGTTTGTCGATGCGAGTAACGATGCAGTACGACTCCCAGTCGCAAGGCACGCGAGTGACCTTCGACCTGTTGTGCGGCGTTGCAATCCTCGACGAGCGACTCGCTTGCGTCGTCTGGGGCTAATCCTAATTTCCGAATTGTGCCCTCTTTCCGGTTCCGGAAAGGGGGCCTTTTCTGGAAACTACTACAAAGGATTGACCCATGCAAAATGAAACAATCAAGCTGCCGAGCAAGTACGTGACGATCGTATTCTCGACGTTACTATCCGCCGCAATCGGATTCAACGCATGGGCAGTTGCAGCACTTTACGAACGTCCTACCAAGGATGACGTAACTGAAATGATCGAAGATAAGTCACCGTACATGCGTGACCGAGCAATGATTCTTCGAGCATTAGACGAGATTCAGAAAGACATTCGCGAGCTAACAAAAGCAATTAGGGAAACTCATGGAGCCGACAAGTAATCCTCGACTCCGAGCAACCTTCGAGCGTCTGTTCTACAATATGACTCGACGGTACGGGACAGAAGGCTACCTCTACAAGCAAGAGGAAGCCTCTGTTGACCGTGACACCGGAGTCAAATCCGAATACACAGAGCGGGTCTACATCCGCAACATCGTGAAGGCACCATTCAAGGTTTCACGAGAAGTCATCTACACTCCCTCCATGATGCAGTCGATTCGATCCTCAGCATGGCAAGGTGGTGGGGACGACGCAGTAGTAACCTCCTTCCTCCTGTACCGCCACGACGTGAGGAACTGGGGAACGATCGAAACCGATCAGTGGATTCTGTTCGGCGGCAAGTCCTACCAAGTGGTCGAAGCCCACGAGGTAGAGGGCGGCTGGATCGTACAAACCAAAAGGGCGGAAGGGTCTGGACCCACTGAGTAATGGCTGATTCCTACAACGAAATCTTCGGTCTGGGTACTCACTCAGAAGATGCCGACCTCGCCTTCTGGTTGAAGATGGACGAGTTCGCTCTCGATACAGTTGTAGCCGACTCATCATCCAACGGGAACAACTTCACGGCCCAACGTAACACTTCGGTGATGCAGACTTCCACTGGACCTAACAGTTGGATCAGTGACTCGTTCGACTTCATCCCCAACAATGACTACCTGTCCGCGACGTACGGTACGGGCACCGGTACCATGTCCATGCTCATGTGGGTGGAACCAGATGACATTGGAGGTGGCGAACATTACATCGGCGGTACGCAGGACAGTAACCGGGACGGCTCCCGCTTCATCCGACGCGACGGCTCCCAGCTTGAGTTGGAGGCGAATGCCGGTTCGACTCAACTCCTACTGAACTACAACGCGGGTGCGTTGGCGGCGGGGACGTGGCAACATATCGGCTACGTGTTCGAGGACTTGACCACCTCGCATGACCTCCGATACTATGCCGACGGGTCACTCGTTAAGACGGTCAACGATACGAATAACACGTATGTCGCCAACCTAACAGACTTCAAGATCGGGCGACGTCCCGACTCGAATGCCGGATACTGGGACGGGAAGATCGCCCACTGGGCACAGTTCACCCGAGCCCTCACAGATGATGAGGTCAGCGAAGTATACAGTGGTCCCGAACCACTGAACGACGTAGCCCCGACCGTATCTGGAAGTAGCTTTCTCGTCTGCTCACCCGGGTTCTGGGACTCGCAGTCGAACGGCACGGTCACCTATTCCTACCAGTGGACTCGATCAGACGACGCAGTGGGGACGGGCGAGGCAGACATTAGTGGTGAGACCTCATCCACGTATACCGTTCAGAGTCCTGCTGACGACGGTAAGTGGATTCGCTGCCGAGTGGCGGCAAGCAATGACGGCGGTAATGATTCCGCCCAGGACACCGGATCAAATTTCATCGCAGTCTCAGGCGGCTTCCAAGTAGCGTGGGCTTCGAGTGCAACAGTAGTGGCGAGATCGTTATAATGCAGAAGAACGTAGCAGGGCAGCATGTAGCCTTCCAAGCAGTCAATGCCTCAGACGGTACCGCAGTCACGTCCGGTAGCCCCACGGTATACGTCACAATCGACGGCGGGACTCAGACGACCACCACCAGTTCGGCTATCCACGAGGGGCAGGGGACTTGGTCCCTCGACCTCACGCAAGCCGAGACGAATGGGGATCACATCGTCTACACCTTCACGTTGACGAACGCAATCAACCAAGCGGTCAACGTCTACCCATACACACTCACCGACTTCCAAGCTACTGCTTCTGACATTGCGGACGCGGTCTGGGACGAGGCACAAGCAGATCACACAACGGCTGGCACGTTCGGACTCTACCTCGACCAGACTGTCAGTACGGCTGGTGATGGACTCACCGTATCGGCTATTGTCGATGGCGTGTGGGACGAGCCTCAGATCGGTCACAATACTCCGGGCTCGTTCGGTCTCTACCTCGACTCCGAAGTCAGCAACGCAAGCGACGGTCTCACCGTGCAAGAGATTGTTGACGGCGTCTGGGACGAGCCACACAGTGGGCACAATGTCGGCGGTACCTTCGGACAAGACATTCGACAAATCAAGGAAGGCTTGATCCAAGTAGAATCATCCATTAACGACCCCGCAGCGACGGCGGATCAATTCGATACCAATCTGACGTCCGCCGTTGACGACTTCTATCGTGACAAGGTTATCTCGTTCATTAGCGGAAGTCTCCAAGGGCAGTCGCGAGTCATTCAAGGATACACCGGATCGTCCAAGACAATCATCCTCGACGAATCTCTGACGTCCGCCCCGGCTGACGGCGACGAGTTTATCATTCTCAGTCTGCACGTTCACGCCATGACCGAGATCGAAGAGCGAGTTACCGACTCAGTCTGGGACGAGCCGCAGAGCGGTCACACGACCGTAGGTACGTTCGGTTACTATCTCGATTCCGAAGTCAGTGCCGCCGGGGGCGGAAGCCTCACCGTACAAGAGATTGTTGATGGCGTCTGGGACGAGCCGCAGAGCAGTCACACTGACGCTGGTACGTTCGGTCTCTATCTCGACTCCGAGGTCAGCAACGCTGGCGGCGGAAGCCTCACGGTGGAGGACATTGTCAACGGAGTCTGGGACGAGCCTCAGAGCGGTCACGTTACCATCGGAACCTTCGGCTACTACGTTGACTCACGCATCTCGCAAGCCGGTGGCGGCGGGGACGGACTGACCGGCCCATACTCAGTGACGATCACAGTTGAGAATCAAGCCGGTGCCCCAATCGAGAACGCACTCGTCCGACTCAGCCGAACCGGAGAGACCGGAACCTTGGCGACCGACGCGAACGGCGAAGCCACCTTCTCGGTCGTCTCAGCGACTTGGGACGTACTGGTATCTGCATCGGGCTTCGAGGGCGACGCTTCGCAACTGGTTGTCAATGACGACGCGGCGGCAACGATCGTTCTGGTAGCGGCCTCCCTCCCGTCACCTAGCAGTCCGAGCCTCTGTTCGGTAGCAGGCTACATCAACTTGAACGGAAAGCCGATCGAGAACGCACAACTGCGAGCAAGGTTGCGAACACAAAGCAATTCATCGGCGGACGGGGTTCTACTCTCGACCGCTAAGGACGTGGCGTCCTCTGACATTGATGGGCTCGCCGTACTCGAACTGGTCCGGGTGGGACAGTTTGTGGATGGCGACGGCGTCTACATCATCGAGGCGTGGCACGACGGTAAGAAGCTCTGGGACATTGAGGCCGCTATTCCGGATAGCCCAACTGTCAACCTCGCTGACCTTGAGGACTTATCATGATCCCCAAGCTGAAACGATACATCATGGCATCACTCTCACGGGTACTTGACCCCGTGCTGACTGCCGAGAACTACGCTCTCTGGATCGAAGGAGTTGACTTCGACGAGAGCAACATTCTCCAACGAGACAACGCAGTGCTACGCGTAGTTGGGCCGGTATACATGCCGTCCAGTAGCGTTGACCACTACAAGGTTGAGGTGGTAGTTCTTATCACCGATTTGTTAGACCATTCGTCTAACGCGTATGAACTTACGGAAACCGCAGGAGCGGTAGCCAATGCTCTCGCGTCACCAATTCCCGTTGCGGAGTGGGGAGATGGGGACGCTGCTATTGGTTGCCTCGACCTCGATCCGGATGCAAAAGAATTCCTTCGTATTGCGGACTACGGAGTAATTGAAAAGGACACACGCGTTAAGCAGATGGCAGTCATTGTGAAGTATCACATTGACCTCGACTCATAGAGTCCGACTTGGCGACCCAAGGATTGTGCAATTCCTTTCACGTGAAAACAACTCCCTTTATTAAGGATTTACTCCCATGGCTCGTATTCAACTTCGAGACACAAAAATCTACTTGCAAGATGGACTTGCAGCGAACACTGCCGCCATCTCTACTGACAATCAGCAGAGCCCCGCGTTGTCTGGAGGCCAAACCACCATCACCGCTGCGACTCAGTTCAACCTGAACACTGACGTTACGGATCAGGTTCCTCTCGGAGCCCGACTGATGCTGCCTACCGGCGACCAGATTTACACGGTCGTAGCTCGTGACGTTGAAACTGACGTCACCGGTAGCGTAACCATCACGCCTGCCGTCACTTCCGCTGAGTCGGACTTGGCAGATATCACTTGGTTGCCTAACCGCTTGACGATCAAGATTGGTGAAGGCGACCTGTCATGGTCCGAGACTCGTGAATTCATCTACGACTTGGATCGTGATGAGTTGGACACAGTTCGTCAAGGTGCTGACCAGCCTATGTCGGTTGACCTCGCCTTCACGTTCGAGTACGTGACCGCCGAGACTGACAACCCTCCGACTCCCGTTGACGCTCTCAAGCGTATCGGTGAAGCATCGGAATGGGTTTCTAGCTCAAGCGACAAGTGCGAGCCATACGCACTTGACCTCGTCGTCGAGCATTGCTTGTCATGCGGAACGGACCAAGATCAAGATATCTTGCTCCCCGACTTCCGTTATGAGAGCCTTGACTTCTCGATCGCTGACGCAGCTATCAGCGTCTCCGGTCAGTGCAACGCGACCGAAGCTACTTCGTCGCGTGCGGACTTCGATTGCAACGATACCCCTAACTGGTAATCGTAGCTGATTCTTGGGGGCAGGGCACTCCGCTCTGCCCCCTCTTTCCTTTCCCTTCTCATCGGTGGAGATTTAAGATGAAGATTGGTGGAGTTTCTGTTTCCCGAAGTGAGGAAGTTCTGGTACTTCCTCGAATGAATGGCGACCTCGTATTCCGAGCCGCTGCCGTATTGTCGATGGAAGAGTTCGATACACTCTGCCCTAAGCCGACACCCCCAACGCGAATCACTAAAGACGGTCGCGAGCCCGACTACGATTCCAAGAACTTCGTCTCGTCGCTCAAGACATGGGGCGAGCAACGTTACGCATACATCTGCGTGAAGTCGCTTGAGCCGTCCCAGATCGAGTGGACGAATGTCGATATGGAAAAGCCCGGAACGTGGGCTAAGTGGACCGACGAACTGATGGAAGCGGGCATCGCATCCACAGAGATGAATCGAATCCAGAACCTCATCCTCGAAGCCAACGCTCTGAATGAGGCGAAGCTGAAAGAGGCACGTGATTCTTTTCTACGTGGTCAGGGGAAGGGAGCGTAGGACGCGTCCTCTGGCCCACTCACCGGACCGCTGACTATGCGGTCTGGGTTGCTTGCCACCGCGTAGGAGTCAGACCACCCGGAGTGAAAGCCTCGTGGGACGACTGCGACGTCATGACGCAAGCGAAGATCATTGCGTTCAACCAGATCAGGAGTCACGATGAAGTTCCGAGCAAACCTAAATCAACTGGCTCTAGCAAAGGGTCAACTAGGTCTCGTCGATGACTTCATCCGAGAGGTGATGGAAGATTCCGCCCGAGTATGGCTCGACGCGGTAACTAAAATCGTCCCGGTCTGGTCCGGAGCCTCCCGAGCAACGTTCCAAGCACTTGCCAGTGCTATCAACTATCACATTAGCATTGAGGTCAGGGGCGACGCTCCCGACCGCATCGCTCTTGGACGGCTGGCAAGTCGCGGCGGGTTGCAGCGTAGGGCTCCCGGTTACTGGGAGTTCTACTACGAAACCCAACTGCGATATCTTATCGCCAACGAAACAAGAAAGGTATCCCCGGGGACCGAAGGTCTGCGTGGAAGCCTTATCAAGCCGACGCCCTATATGTTCCGCGAAGCCGGGAAGAAGGCAGTCGAGGCATACATCAAACAGATCGAGAAGGGACTCTCCCCGATCAAACCGTTAAGGAAGAAGTAAGTGGCTGACATTAACAATACCTTCGGACTGGATGCGTCACAAGCGATTCGCGAGTTGAATCGTCTGGACACTGCACTCGATGCAGTCAACGCATCCATCACGCAAGTTCAGGTTACCTCTGCCGGGAACATTGACACCGGCTTCGGTAAGGTTACCGAGGACGCTAAGAAAGCCAGTGCTGCCGCCAGGAAGTCACTTGAGGAAGTCGGTAAGAGTGCTAGGAATGCAGGTAAGCCCGTACGTGAACTTGGACTCAGCTTCCAAGACGTTGCCCGTATTGTTCAGTCGCAAGTTCTATTCTCAGCGATCAACGGAATCAAGCAAGGATTCTTCGAGGCGGCAGAAGCAGCCGCAGAGTTCGAGTTGCAGATCGCACGAATCAACGCCATCGCAGAGGGCGGCTCGATTCCCCAGTTCACCCGGGACGTTCGGGAACTCGCAGTCACGCTGGGTCGAGACCTAGATGAAGTTGGTGAAGCAGCCTTCGAGGCATTGCAGAACGATATCGGTACCACTGCCGAGACATTCAAGATCCTTGAGACAACTGCTCAAGACCTTGCACTGGTTACCGGCGGCACTCTGCCGCAAGCCGTCAACTCCTTGTCGTCCGTTATCAAGGCGTACAACTTGGATATCGACCAAGCACAGAAGCTATCCGGTATCTTCTTCGGTGCGATTAACGCCGGTCGTATTACTCTCGCTGAATTCGAGAACAGTCTCGGTACGATTACCCCGCTCGCCAATCAGGTTAGCGTTGGGTTCGAGGAAGTCGCAACTGCCATCGCGACGATCACCCGATCCGGTACCAAGGCTAACGTCGCGACGACTCAGTTGCGTAACGTATTCAATAAGCTCATCAAGCCTACCGAGGAGTTGAAGAAAGCGTACCAAGACTTGGGGGTCGAGGGCTTCGAGCAACTGCAAAAGCGAGCCGGTGGATTCAAGGAAGCGTTGGAGGAGATCACCGCTGGCAAGACCGAGCAGGAGATTGCCCGACTGTTCAATACCATCCGAGGCAACTTGGGTGTATTGAACGTTCTGACCAACGAAGGTAAAGAGTATTCCGCAGTCCTCAAAGAGATCCGTAAGAACAGCGAAGAACTGCCCGACGCTATCGCGTCCATTGAAGGCACCGCCGCACGGGAAGCTGCGAAGAACGCGGCGGAACTGAATGATATCTTCATTGAACTTGGTGCCGAAGCTCTCGACGTCAAGAACGCATTCACCAACGCATTCCTAACGGTGATTCAAGATGCTGACGATGCGAAGTCCGCTATCATCGCACTCACCTCCGGGGTGGTAGGACTTGGGGTTGCAGTTAAGACAACCGGAGTCGCATTCAAGACTGCCCTACCATTCGCGGCGGCATTCGTTGCTGGCGTAGTTCTTGGTGAGGCTATTGTAAACGAGTACGAGCGGTACGCAGAGAGCCTCCGAGAGATTCAAGATATCACCGCACGACTCGAAGTCGATCGGCTGAATCAGTTCGCAGAAACCCTACAAGAACTTGGCGACGCAGAGATTACCGAACTGGCGAATCAGTTTGCAGACGTTGACAACGCACTGAACCAAGCACTGGCTGACGCTAAGGAGTTCAATGACGAACTCGTCGATGCGTTCCGAGCAGCCAACGATGAACTCGCCGGGGTACAGAACTCAGTCCTTGAGACATTCGGTGAAGGACGCGAGCGGATCATCAAGCAGATCGGTGACGCGATTAAGGAAATCGACAAGCAGATCATCGAGGACACTCAGAAGATTGCTGATATCGCACGCGATATCGACGACTTCAAGTTCGAGCGGTCCTTGAAAGAGTTGAGCAAGTTAGAGCAGGCACAGAAGAGGATTGCCCGAGCCCAAGAACAAATCTCCGAGGCGTTCATCCAAGGTGGAACTGCCGGTCTGTCCGAGCAGTCACGGGAAGCAGCGGAGGAAACTGCAAAGGCCGCTCTGTCAAGTGCCAAGGCTGCTCTGTCCGCAGCGGAACGAGCCAAGGACGTAAATCTAATCAAGGTAGCAGAGCAGGCGGTTCTGGCGGCATTGCAATCCCAGCAAGCAATTCTGAAAGAACAGAACCGACTGCGTGGGGAGAACTCCGTAGCAGAACTTGAGAAGAGAAGGCAAGCTCTCATCGAGTTGAATGCAGAGCAGCGACGAGGACTTGAGGAAGCACTCAGCCTACGCGACAAGGTCAACGAAGCAGTCGAAGCCGGTGCCCCCGAGTTCCGAGTAGAGGAACTGAAGGCGGCATTCGAGAAAGCCCGGGACGAAGCACTGGCTAACCTCGACGAGTTCTCCAAGTCCAACATCGTTAAAATCTTCGGACTGGGCGAGGCTGCTAGTGCGATCGAGGAAACACTAAAGGAAGGACTCAGTAAAGTTGATGTTGACTGGTCGCGAGCTATCGACTCACTGCAAGAGGGGTTGAAGTCTAAGGTCTTTACCGCAGACGTCGAAGTCACTGCGATCATTAACGACGACTCGATCAGTGACATTGTCCGACGTATCGCAGCTATTGGTGAAGGCAGTGGATCATCCTTCGCAGGAGAGACCACCTCCCGAACTGTTGAAGGTCTGCGAGAGTTCGTCCTTGAGCAGACAAAGCTACAGAACGATATCAAGGTAACCGGTGCAGAGCAAGCCGCAGCTATCACGGCGGCGGCGGCACAGTTGCGTGAGGCTAACCAGTTCAGTCTCTTGGAGACGGGGCTCAAGCCGGAAGCCACCGATATCGTGAACGCGATTGGCGAGCCCATCTACCAAGCTATCACCCAGATCGACCAAGCGAGTAAGGAAGAACTGATCCAGTTGCAATCCAACTTGGTCGCTGCCGCCCGAGAACTCGAAGCCACAAGCACCGGTCTCCTTGGAGACATTGGTCAGGGGCGAGCGAATCAACTACAAGAGGGCGTGAACGCTGCCCTCGACGCTATTCAAACACGACTGCAACAGTTCGCTCAGGAGGTTGACTTCAATCCGGAAGCCCTGAACGACGCGGTCGAGACATTACGCCGACTGGAAGCTGCCGCAGCATCGGCGGCAGTAGACGCAGGAGCGGCGGCGGACGAGACAGAGAAGATTGGTTCTGCGGCGGTATCAGCCAACGGTTCAGTAGATTCCTTGAACTCCACCACAGGGAATCTGGCATCTGCCGCCTCACAAGCGGCAAGTGCCTTCAACCGCATGGCTGCTGCCGCCCGGGACGCTGCTGCCGCAGCAAATGCAGCAAATTCCGCAGGAAGTTCTCAGTTTGCTGCCTTTGGCGGACAAGTTAAGTATAGAGCAGCCGGGGGCGACGCTCGCGGAGCCGATACGGTTCCGATGATGTTGAGCCCCGGAGAGTTCGTAGTCAACTCACGTTCAGCCGCCAAGTTCCTTCCAGAATTACAAGCTATCAACGCGGGCAACTACCGCGAAGATGGCGGATCAGTAGGTGGAAACACCAGTATTACTATCGGAGATATCAACGTCTCCTCAACTTCCCAGCTTCCCTCTCAGACTGCCCGAGAGGTTGGCAATTCCATCAAACGCGAACTTCGCAGAGGAACCTTTCGACTATGAAAAACAATCTGAATCTCAAAGGCAAGTTCAACGTTACTTGCGTTGACAAAGACGGCAACGAGAAGTGGTCACAAGAATTCAACAATGGTATCGTTGACGAGGGGGTAGCTTACCTTCTCGACGCCGGTTTCAATGAGGGTGCCATCATCACGACTTGGTACATCGGACTCATCAAGGATTACACCGCATTCGACAATGCTGACGACATGGCGGGCATCGGTACTACGAACGACTGGGGCGAGTATCAGCACTACGACGAGGCAAATCGTCAGGAGTGGACGGCAGGTAATACGGCTAGTCGCTCGATGACCAATGCCACCACCGCCGACTTCACCATCTCGTCCGCAGAGACGGCTACCGGGACTATCAACGGTATCTTCATCACGTCTGATAACACTATCGGCGGAACCAGTGGGACTCTCTGGTCTACCGCTAACTTCTCAAGTAACGCATCGGTTGTTACCGGCGATACTCTCAAGGTGACCTACACGATCAACGGCTAATCCGTTTTAAGGAGACAAGCCGATGACTGTATTTCACTGTGAAGGGTTTGAGACTCTGGGCGATACCGGTACGTCCGGAGCCGACGTTCAGGATAGGTTCGACGCGACCACCTCTGGTGCGGACGGAGTCTACACCTACCAGATCACTTCGGCGTACACAGGAGACGTATCTCTCATTGACGACTTCCAGTCTGTAGGTCTAGCGATAGAGTACCCACTCGCGAACGTCAATAACCAAGAGTGGATGCGATTTGAGTTTCCGGATGGTGGCGGTCGATATAACGACTACCAAGTGCCCGCGAACGCGTCTGTGCCAGAGTTCGTTTCTGGATTCAGATTCTACAATGCCGCTCTTACGACGGCCCGGGAGATTAGTATTTGGGCTAACCTACATACTAGCGGTCCGACCGCTTGCTCTCAGCTACGGGTAGACGCTAATCAAACAGACTTAATCTTTTTGTCCATGACCGGATCATCGACTACGATCAGCGGCGTCCTTAGCACAGACACTTGGCACTACATCGAGATCCATTACAAGCCGTGCCAAGGGAGTAATGGGGGATTCGCTACAATTTACGTGGACGGTAGTGAAGTCGCTGACTTGACGTCTGAGGACGTAGTAAGTGCGACGTTCTACACTAACTACGGGGTCCAGCTAGGCATCTATTGTCTGGGAGGTGGTCAGGTGGGCAGTGGTCGATACGCATTCGACGACGTCTATCACTTGGAAGTGGATGGGGTTACCCACACGGGGCCGCTTGGTCCCTCACGAGTCCTCCTGCTCCAACCTAACGCCGATGGGGGGACGACCGACTGGACTCCCAGTACCGGCAGTGACAACTATGCAATGGTTGACAACATTGATTGGGAGACAACTGATTACGTTGAGGCTGATGCTACTACTGAGATTGATAAGTACGACTTAGAAACTCTAGGGGCACAAGATGAAGTCCACGGGATCATGGCGGCTTCGGTAGTGATTGCTACGGACGGTACGCCAACGGTCTTGATTGGAGCGGATAACGGAACACTTGACGAAGAAAGCATCGGAGTGGTTGGCACTGTCGATGAGATTCAAGCACAGATGTTCTTTGACAAAGACCCGACTGGTTCCGCTTGGAACGTGACCACTGTCAACTCCGTAGAAGTAACGCAGAAGATGACTGAATAATGACCATTCGTTCGTACCAATATGCAGTTCAGGTTCTAGTCACCCCGTCATCGGGAGTGTCGATCTCTCGTACGGTCGCACAGAATCTTGGGCTTACGGACGAAGCGTTTGTAAATTCGATTCGGGTGACCCCGAATAATGACTTAGGTCTGACCGACGAGGCTATTCAACTTGTCCTGCCGGGAGGATACAGCAATATCCATCAAGGGTGGGGGATCACTGACCTAGCCTTTACGACATTCGTTGCTATTCCGGTAGACAATGACTTGGGTATGTCGGACGAAGCTACCTTCGACATTCCTAACCTTCAACCAGAGCCTTTCAACAATCTGAACCTACAGAGCTTGGTCTCTTATAGGTTCGGAGTCCGTAACGTATTTGCAGAGAATACTCTATCACTGACTCAGTCCACTGGACTACGGTTTGAACCGATCATCAGTCAGGATCTTGGTATTACCGACTACGCGTCGTTCACCGATACCGATCACGACCTTAACCTCACAGACTTGGCAGAGTGGGGGTACGGGTACGACGTCGAGCATGACTTGGGCGTTTACGATC